TCGTCGGGGTTAAACAGACAATCAACTCGTTGCGTAAAATTGACCCGCAATTGCAAAAAGATTTTAAGGCTGACGCAACCGCGATCGCCCAGCCAGCGATTAACGCAGGCAAAGCGGTTTACAAAGATTTACCGTTATCGGGTATGCGTTACGCGTGGACACAAAACGCCCGCAAAATATTTCCGTTTGTACCAAGCAAAGCAGCCAACGGGGTCAAAATGAGATTTGACACTCGACGCAACGCAGTCGGCGTAATTCTGATAGAACAAAAAGATGTTGCGGCAGCCGTGTTTGAAACGGCAGGTCGCGCAAACGCAAACAAGTTAGGTAACGCGCTCGGGTTTGTTGGTGCTGGTCGCACTCGATTGATCGGCCCGGCCGTGTATAAAGCGCGTCGCAGTATCGAAGCAGAAATGACAAAAATGATTGCTAAAACTATGCGTACCGTGCAAAGCGAGTTATAGACATGGCACTATCTATTCCTATTGTCAGCGAGTTTGACGGTAAAGGCATTGACAAAGCAATCAAAGAATTTAAGCAACTAGAAACTGTTGGCGAAAAAGCACAGTTTGCAATCAAAAAAGCGGCCGTGCCGGCAGCGGCGGCGTTGACGGCGGTTGCGGGTGCGCTCGGGTTGGCGGCTAAAGCAGCAGCCGAAGACGAACAGCAACAAGCGATTTTGGCTAACACTATGCAAAACGTGGTCGGTGCGACTGACGCTACGGTTGCGGCGACTGAGGACATGATCGCGGCGATGTCGAGGGCGACTGGTACGGCTGACAGCGAGTTACGACCAGCGTTTGCCGCGTTGCTTGTTGGTACTAAAGATGTTGGTGACGCGACCAGCGCGTTGACACTTGCGCAAGACGTATCAACTGCCACGGGTTTAAGTTTGGCGACCGTCAGCGACGCATTAAGCAAGGCGTATGCAGGCAACATGAGAGGGCTACGCGCATTGTCGCCTGAAATGGCTGGGCTAATTAAAGAGGGCGCGTCGCTCGATGTTGTAATGATGGCGTTAAACGACAACTTTGGTGGCGCGGCCGCACGATCAGCAGAAACCGCAGCAGGCAAATTCAAAATACTAAAAAACAGTTTGGCTGAAACACAAGAAAGTATCGGTGCGGCGTTGCTACCCGTGTTGCAAAAAGTGTTGCCATATTTGCAAGCAATGGCTGACTGGGCGCAACGCAACCCGACAGCGTTTTTGATTATTGCCGGCACAATCTCAGCAGTCGCAGCGGCGATCGTTGCGGTCAATATCGCAATGGCGTTAAACCCGTTCGGTTTAATTGCGGTAGGTATTGCGGCGCTAGTTACCGCGTTGACTTTTGCGTACACAAAATTTGAGACATTTCGCACGATTGTTAACACGGTGCTAAACGGCTTGATCGCAGGGTTTGAGACGTTCGCCAATTCGTTTATTGGTGCAATCAACTTGATTATTCGTGGCATAAATTTGATCAACCCGTTTAGTGACATCAACCCGTTGCCAACAATTTCGTTGGGTCGTATTGGTGGCGGTGGCGGTGGTGCTACGGCCGTTACAAGCGATACGCGTACGGCTGACCGTATGGCTCGAGAGGCAGGCGCGTCTATCCCAAGTATTGCCCCGATCATTGGCGGCGGCGCTGGCGGTGGCGGTGGTGGTGGTCGTGCTGGTAATGGCGGTGGCGGCGGCGGTGTTGGTGGCGGCGATGGTCTTATGACCATACAAGGCGGTTTGACAACATTTGGTATGGCTGAACGTATTGCAGCGCGTGGCGCGTCACCTGTAACAATTAACGTGACTGGCGGTATGTCAACTAGCGCCGAGATCGGGCAAAGCGTGTTAAACAGTTTGCTGGCCTACCAGCGCACTAACGGTCCACTCGACTTACAGATCGCGTCGTAATGGCAAGTACAGCCGTTGTTGCTAGTGGCAACTATGACTTAGAAATTGACACAGGGTTTATTCAAGACGCATTTTTACTTGACGACCCAGTTGCAGGTTTGCTAAATAACACAACCTACGTGTTGAACGGTACAACAAATTTTGCCAGCGTGCTTGACGGCGTAAACAGCATCACAATTAAACGTGGCCGACGCGATCAGGGCGACCAATTTAGTGCGGGCACAATGTCGTTCCAAATGCTAGATACCTCAGGAATTTTTTCGCCGTTTGATACGAACAGTCCTTACTATGACACCGCACTATCGCAACCGGGTCTTGCACCTATGCGTCGAGTGCGCTTGTCACGTTACAGCGCAACAAACGTCAAAGAATATTTGTTCGTTGGCGTGATCGTCAACTATGACTACAACTTTGCACTTGGCGGTTTAGACACCGTGACCGTGTTTTGTGCAGACGATTTCTATTTGTTGGCACAAACATATTTAGACGAATTTAACGTCAGCGAGGAATTGTCTAGCGCTCGAGTCACGGCGGTACTAGATCGGCCTGAGGTTGCGTTCCCAGCATTGACGCGCGACATTGCTACAGGCACACAAACGCTTGGCGGTGCAGCGGCGTTTACAGTCGCACAGGGCACAAACGTGTTGGGCTATTTATCTGACGTAAACCAGGCTGAGCAAGGTCGCTTGTTCATGTCACGTACGGGTGACCTTGTGTTTGACGCTCGACTAGGTACAACGCTCACACCGTCGGTAGCGGACTTTCATGATGACGGCACAAACATTCCGTACAACGGCGTAGGCATAACTTTTGAGGCCGATCAGGTAACTAACCGTGCAGTCGTACAGATACTTGGCAGTAACAATCCGCAGGTTGCTGACGACGCTGGTAGTCAAACAAAATATTTTGTGCAGACTTACAGCATTACTAACAGCCTTTTGCATAACGACAGCGCCGCACTTGACTTGGCGGTCTATTTGCTTGACCCTGAACCTGAGGCACGGTACACGTCATTAGCCACGTCGTTCGCTTTGTTGACTAGCGCGCAACGTGACACGGTGGCCGTCATTGACGTGGGCGACACAATAACTATTGAAAAGTCATTTACGTCAGGCGTGACGACTACGCAGTTGGCACAAGAACTAGCAGTCGAAGGCATTGAGCATACAATCAGCGTAAATACCGGGCATAGCGTCACTTATTACACGTCACCAACGGTCATCGTTTATGAGCTAATACTTGATGATCCGTCGTTTGGTATCATCAACGCGGACAACGCTTTAGGTTAAAGTAGGTCAAATATGGCAACAAGACAAGATTTTACAGCAGGTCAAGTATTGACGGCAGCCGAATTAGACGCAGTAGCAACCGCAATGATTGCAATTAACGCGCAGACTGGCACAACTTACACAACAGTTTTAACTGATGACGGCAAACTAATTACGGCAGATAATGCTGCGTCTATTGCTTTAACTATTCCGCCTAATTCAAGTGTTGCTTATGGTATTGGTACACAAATAAACATTATGCAACTTGGCGCTGGTCAGGTAACGATCACGGCAGGTGCAGGCGTAACACTTAGGTCAAGTGGCAGCAAACTTAAAACTAATGGTCAGTATGCGGTTGCTACTTGTTGCAAGATTGCTACCGATACTTGGGTGGTTGTCGGCAATTTGGCGGCATAAACAATGCAAATTTTTGCAGGCGTAGGTGCAGCACCAAGTCCGCCAACAGCAGTTGATTATGTTGTTGTGGCAGGCGGTGCAGGCGGTGGCAGGTTTGGTGGTGGCGGCGGTGCAGGCGGTTATCGAACAAACACAGCATTTGCAGTTAGTGCAGGTAGTCCATTAACAGTCACCGTTGGTGCAGGTGGTGCAGGATCAACCGATCGATTGTCAAACGGCGCAAACGGCAACAATAGTGTTTTTAGCACAATCACATCAACGGGTGGTGGTGGTGGTGCTAGTAATGACGCAGGCGCGCCAAGCACAGGCGGTTCAGGTGGTGGCGGCGCAGGTCAAAATAACACAAGTCCGGGTGCAGGCACAGCAGGGCAAGGTTTTGCAGGTGGTGCTGGTGCTGGCTCTGGGTTTAATTGTGGCGGTGGTGGTGGTGCGTCGGAAGCAGGCAAAGCGGATACAGGTAGTCCAGTATCGCAAGGCGGTGCAGGGTCATTAAGCGATTTTAGCGGTTCAAGCGTGCAACGCGGTGGTGGTGGCGGTGGCGGTCATTCGTCAGTTTCGCCAGCAGGCGGCGCAGGTGGCGGCGGTGCAGGTTCAACAGGTAACGCAAACGCGACAAACGGAACAGTCAACACGGGCGGCGGCGGCGGCGGTTCTCGTGACGCCGGAACAGGCGGCGGAAACGGTGGCAACGGTGGTAGCGGAGTAGTGATAATTCGATACTCAGACGCATTTGCGCCAGCAACATCAACAACAGGTTCACCAACTTACACAGTTAGCGGCGGTAACAATATTTATGTGTTTAACGCAAGCGGAAGCATTACATTCTGATGGCACATTTTGCCCAAATTGTTGACGGTGTAGTGCAACAAGTAATTGTTGTGCATGACAACGATGAAGCAAACGGCGCACAATTCTGCCACGACCTACTTGGCGGCGAATGGTTGCAATGCAGTTACACAAATCGAATACGCAAACAATTTCCAAGCGCAGGTTTTACTTACGATTATGTGCGCGACCAATTTGTTGCACCACAACCGTATGCGTCGTGGACACTAAACGAAAATAACGATTGGCAACCGCCAGCACCAAAACCTGACAGCAATTATTATTGGAACGAAGCAACACAGACATGGCTATTATCCGAGCAGTCATAGCACTAATGTTGTTGATGTCATGCGAAACCACACGCGACAACACACTTACAGTCAAATCGCGCGTCAAAAACATGACGCTTAATAATTGCAACGTGCCTGATCGATGCGGCATAACACCATGACCCGGCACAGATACACGTCAGACGAATTGCACGCACGCATGATCGTCACCGTAGGCGTACTACTGGCAATAGTTTTCTGCACCATAGTCATAGGCATGACCTACGGATTGCTTTTTATCTCGCAACCTGAAAAACAAGCCCCCAATGACGCAGCCTTTATTGACTTAATGTCAACCATTGTCGTGTTTTTGACTGGCACGTTGTCGGGCATTGTTGCGTCAAACGGCATAAAAAACAAAACAAAATCTGATGCCGAATAGACCGTACACAATCACGCAACAACCAGTCGTTAAAGCGGCGTTGGCTGGCACAACCGAGTGGGCAAAACTTTGTTGCCAACACAGCAACGGCAGTTTGTGGAACAACGGCACATTTGTCAACCGCGACATACGCAATCGACCCGGCACGATCAGCAACCACGCTCGAGGGCTAGCAATGGATTTGTCGTACCGTTGGCTGAACCAAAAAAAATTAGGCAAACAAGACGGCCGCAAAGCGTCACTAGCGTTCATTGTCAAATGTTTAGAAAACGCAGACCATTTGGGCATACAACTTGTGATTGACTACGCGTTGCAACGGTCATGGAAATGCGATCGCGGCACATGGCAACCACTACCGTCAGTCGAACAGGGCGACTGGTATCACATTGAGATTGACCCGCATGTAGCCAACGACGCAATGATCGCAAAACAGCGCTGGATAACGGTTTTTGGGGTATTCCCCACATCGCCACCAAAACCCGTCTAGGGTTGTAGACCTACCGAGAAAGTAGGTCACTTATGACACTCATCACCAAACTTGCCGTATCGCTATTTATTAGCGTCACGTCAATTTTCGTACTACACAAACCCCCAGCACCAACCCCGGCAGAAACGCGCCCAGCGCCAATCACCGTATGGCAAGGTTTAGAACCTGCAGCGCCTTTACCGCCGACTACGGTTGTTACTACGCCTATAACGCAACCTGACGCGTGTCAGACGGTGTTTGACATGGCTCGACACGTCGGTTGGGCAGAACAAGACCTAACCCAACTGGTTGCGGTTGCGTATCGTGAGAGCCGTTGCCAGCCTGACGCGTTCAACCCACGCGACCCCAACGGCGGATCAAACGGCGTTATGCAAATAAACCAGTTTTGGTGCAAACCGTCAAAGTATTACGCAAACGGATATTTGCAGGCCTACGGCCTGATACGCACGTGCGACGACCTATTTGACCTAGAAGACAACCTACGGTCGGCGCTGGCAATCTTTAGATACTCAAATGGTTGGCGCGCATGGTCACTCTAAAACATTTGTTTTTAGCAAGTCTGTTAACCGCGTACACGTACCTGATAATGTCAGTCACCAACAAACGAAAGGCAAGAGATGACCGAGAACATCGACCCGAGAACTGACCCACAGTTCAAAGCACTAATGCAAGTGATGAACGACATTACACAACGCAAAGTGCCGATATATAACCCGTGGGAGTTGGCGGCGCGTAGCACGTTACGCAAAATCCAACACGAAATTGACGACCGCAACGTACTTGACGACGGCGAGCTGATCGACGTGCTAAACCAAACACGTATCGAAATCAAATACTTGTTAAGCATTATCAACGATCTGCACGAACGCGTCAAAGAGCGCGACATTGAGATCGGTATTAAACAACTGCGCTTGAACGAAAACGAAGTAGAAATACAGCGTTTAGAAAACATGGTGCATCGTGCTAACTAAACACGACAAAAACCGTATGCGTATCGCAATGGCCGAAAGCCAAGCCAGCGCAAACGCCAAATGGACACCCGAGCAACAAGATCGTGTTGACGCGGCGATACGCAAAATGGCACGTATGTTGCCACGGTTTACAGCCGACCAAGTTTGGTACGAGTTGGGTGCGTCATTTCCTGTTACTAAAGGCATGACCGCTCGACTACTGGTTGCCCAACGTCAGGGCGTTATTAAGAACACGGGTGAGATTGCTTATGCTGAGCGTGGCGGCGAACACGATCACGCGCAACGTCTAACAATTTGGCAGTCATTATGATTTACAATTTTTCACAGGAATACAACGATATTTTCGGTAATGAAATTGCGCCAACAACTAAAGCACAACGCAAATGGTTTGAACAACAATTCTCAACACGTTTAGCAAATGGCTTACTACGTATAGGTTGCCGAAATCGAGCCGACGTTTTGGTTTTAATTCATTTTCATTCAAAACAATTAAATTTGACAGTTAATCTTGGCAAAAAAAGTATTGAAGAAGCATGGCGTTGGTTCTTTAAACAACCTGAAATTCAAGCATTGGTTAATCAATTAACGGAAACAAAAGTATGACGGGTTTTAATCTTGACAACTATGTTGACGTGCCAACACGTCTTGGCATGGCGCTACAAAAATACCCTGACCTACGCATACAAGAAACACAGCGCGAAATAATCGAGATGCCCGACAAATCATGTTTTATTCGTTGCACGGTGACCGTGTGGCGTGACGCTAACGACCCGATACCAGCCGTCGCGTCAGCGTGTGAGATATATCCCGGTCGTACGCCGTACACAAAAATGAGCGAAAACGAGGTCGGGTTCACTAGCGCGTTGGGTCGAGCGCTCGGCTACATGGGGTTTGGCATCAACAAGTCAATTGCGTCACGTAACGAAGTTGAGGCCGCGCAATCACGTCAACCGACAGGCAGGCTTGCCCCAGTTGTACCGATGCACAACGTCGAAGTGCCATTCCCTGACGAACCACAACGCGAGTATGCGACACCAAAACAAATGGGCATGATGAGGGCGTTAGCGAACGGGCAAGGGCTTAAAGGCGATGATCTAAAAACATTTATTAGCGCGACGCTAAACCGTGAGGTGCATACGTCGGGCGAGTTGACTAAACGTGATATTAGTAAAGTGATTGACGCGTTAAAGGCAAGCGAACAAAACTAAATAATGGGCATGACCCGCACGAGTGCAATCGTGTGAGGTAACACACGGAGAGCGTGGGTAGATGACGCGCGTGGTAACACGTGGTCAGGCAAATTGCGCTAAAGAGTTAGGGTGTCGAGTGAGGCAGACGACGGGGGGCTTAGCGCATTAGGCTTCATCACACAACAACAAAGATTGACATAAACAAAACAAACCGCAAACATAAAGTTGACAACATGGTTAGCGTTAACAAACATCAGCAAGCGCGACAGCGCGCGCTAGCACAACCGAGCAACGCGAGGGCGTGAGCATGACCAGCCACCACGACTACGAGTACACCAAAAACAGGGGGGTCATACTTCGCGAGCAACCGACCTGCACAGTTTGCAACCGGCAACCCAGCACACAAGTCGATCACATCATTCCAATCGACGCAGGCGGCGGACACGAGTTAGCAAACCTTCGAGGCATTTGCGCCAAATGCAATAACACACTCGGCCACCGTTACGTCTCACAACGCAACGAGATACGACAAACAATACGAGCCGAAGCCATGCGACAAAACGGCATACATGAAACAAAACCAAAACGTTTTTTTATTGAGAAAAAAGAAATCAC